ATAATGATATAATTATTCGATCACTTCAACCAACCCCGAGTTGATATTCATAATCTTTTGATACACAGCAAAGAAGCGAACAACACGATTAGATTGACGATTTGGCGTTGCTCCGGTTCCTTCATCATACTGCGTAAGCGCAGAACGTTCGGTATAAATAACAGGGTGAATTCCCATGAGATGTCCTTGACCGAAGTTATTTTCAATCTTCAAGCCAATATAATGCTGAGATCCAGTATCTTCGAACTGAGCGTGGGAGTTACATAAACGCTCAGTGATATTGTCACCAAAAGCAGGTGTAGAACCATCAGCTCCAACAGTATTCTTAAATGAATACAAGACAGAAGAGAGAACCATTGGAACACCTTCTACAGCATCAGCTTCAGCTCTTTGAAGTGCGGTATTCTTTAACGGAACAGAATAAACGTTGTTGTTATCAATTCTAAAGTTGTAACTTTCGCCAAGACGAAGAGCTAAAGAATTATAAAAACCACAAGGTAGATTTTCAACAACGTCAGCCTGTTCTATTTGTTTTTGTACGATCAATCGTTTCACCCTACGAGAAGCAAGTGGAATTTGAAACTCGAAGGTTTGTTCTCCCTTGATTTCTTCATACTGTAAAAAGTTAGATTGTGTGATAACATCATCGAAACTAATCGAATATCCGCCACGAGACATGATTTGCTCTTTAATATCGTCCATAAGAGAAGGATACAACAACGTATCCATTACAAGAAATACTTCATCTTGAACGATTGTAGAAAGAAGGTTTTCTTTAGTAACTGGTTGTCCGGAAGCATCAGTATTGTTAAACATAAAACGGTGTCCCCACGTTCTGTCAGCCCATTCGATTACAATACTAACTTCTTGTTCTATAGCGAAAAGTGGAAGTTGAACCCCTACAAGAAGAGGAATAAGTTGGGCTAAAGCGATAAGCATACCCGGTGAGCGTTTAGCCTCATATGGAATAAGTCTTTTGGGTTTATCTTGATTGTTAATAAAGTTATCACTTTGAAGCCCTGTTCGTGGGTCGAAACCATACTCAGAACTTTCTTTACCAATCGTTCCGTATGGAGCTTTAAAACCACGTGAAAGAATACTCTCGGCACTTGGTTGAGTAGGATCTACAAGACCAGCACTTCCCATATAAACATCATTACCAGCTTGGTGGGGTGTTGCTGTTCCCTTTTTATATTCATTACTATAGTGGTGACGTCTCCAGTTAATAAACTGATTAACATCACGAACGTCACATATTTCTTTACCACCGATAGTTAAGAAACATCTACGTATCATAGCACATGCTCCTACTGTTGTTGGAAAATATGCTTGTGTATCCACAGTAGGGGAAGCAGAATTTACAACTGTTTGCGCTACATGTAACTGTGAATTCGCATCTAAAATACCCACGTTAGGTAAAACAAAACGACAATAGCTTTCACTAATCGTTGTGGGCTGTAGAATGTCGGTCGAACATTCTTGATCGATAGGTCTCGATAAGGGAGTTACTTTTAATACATCAGGAAGATCGCTCATTGTATAATATTTCTAAACATAATAATAAATTTAAAAAAATTATATTACAAAAAAATTGAATTAACTTAGCTGAGAACCTGAATTGCCCCGTCTTGGAATACAATCGTATTTTCATGCTCTACAAATAGAAATAAACTATGTGGTTGAAAAGCAACATTAGACGGTAACGTAGAGTTAATTCGCAAAGCAAACGTTTCTCCTCTAAAATCGATACCATTAGAAAACTTGTCATAAGACACACCTATGTTATACTGATTTTCAAGGTCTTCCTCAACAATAGAATATCGATCTCTATCGAATTTGTTTTTCTTAATATCAGAAAGGGGATTACACAATTCCGTTTTAAGAGATTTTTCGAAATTGTAAAGATCCCATACATCACGAACAGCGTTAAGTTCAGTCATGTTCTTTACACTATCAGCAACACCTTCCTTCTGACTTTCTCCACTAACGATTTCGAAATCGTACGGTAACCTAACTCCTGATTTTTGATACGTGTAATCGTCTATTTGAACGTTGTTGTTTAGTATTCCCGCACTATTTTTATAGAGCAATTGTGGTGTAGCAGACGAGAAATAATCATAGTTATTCAACCACGAGGAAGGCACAAGATTTCCTATAAGAGCAGTTGTGTTACGTGTGTTAAAGAGATAAGAAAGGTTCTGCGAGTTACTCACAATAACACTGTAGAACGAAGAATAAGTTTTATAACTCATAACTCCTTTAGTATTGGTAACCAAGGCTTCCTGTCCCTGACTGTCAGGTAGTTCAGTTTCAACAGACAGAGTAACATCACTCCATTCGTAATAGGCACCGGTGGGTGTAGTTGCGCTACTATTCAACCATTTGTTACCTTGAACTACAAAGTTAGAAGGCGCAAGGGTAAGAGTAATGATAAGACCACCAACAAGATCCATGTCGATAGCACCCTGTTGAAAAAACCCATCTAAAATAGGCAATGAAAAATCGAACGGTTTATCGCATCGTTTTGCTTGAGTAATCTGCTTACCTGGTGCGTATTCATCATCAACACCATTGATATAGTTCATAAAAGATTGATTAAGTGGAACAAGGGAAGAACATAAACGGTTATAGTTCTTAACGTTACTGTATGTAGCCCCTTGTAAGTTTTGAATTGAAAGGTTATCAATAGAAGACGAAGCACCAATTCTACCATCTACAAAGAATACACCTGAACCTGGTGTAGGGTTAAAAAAGTTAGCACCATTATTAGGATTTGCGTTAGCACTACTTTTTACTGTGAATGTTCCATTTACTCTTAATGTCTTACCCATCATAATACGTGGAAGTTTTGGGATTTGAAATACAACCTGTTGAAGACCATTTCTATCAGGACTAAAAACGTTGTTTGCTCCAATATTAACAGGAACGAATTGTAACAGTTCTCTCTTGGTAGTCATTAATATACTATAAAATAATATTTAAAATAAAATAAAATAAATAATAAATAATCTTTTTTAGGGCATGACAGTTCGTCCATCTCTGTTAATGGTAAGTCTTCGAACTCCTCCAATATAAGAAACCATAAGTTTATTCTTAGTAGGAGTTCCATATTCGATACGAAGTGAAGCGTTACCGGTAGAAGCAAGATTATACACTCCGCCATATCTTCCTAAAGCACGTCCAATGAAGAAGTTTTCATCTTGATAATCTAAATTTTTAGGGTGTATCTTAATGCTTGTAAGTGACTTTTCACTTTCGAACAAAGCAACCTGTTCTGTTTTTGGAACTGCTTGTGACAATTGTGACAACCTAACTCGTCTCGTAGGCACCAGTTTATTATCGATTAAGTAGTTGTAATTTTCGGCATCATCAAGAACGGTGTCAAGATTGTGGTGGTAATATCTCTGTGATAGCGAGTTATCTACTGGTAGTGTCATGATAGATGTTGCCATGTGATTAATGGTTGGGATATTGATCTGAACCACACGTTCCCCAGCAAGAACATTATTTCTGTATGTATCCATTGTCATAAAATCATACTGAACTCCTTCTTCAGTTGCGATTTGTTTCAACATTGAAGAAATATAAGACTGTGGAGGCTGTAGTGTTTTTACAATAAACTGTAGGTCAGAAATAGTAATAGAAGGATTTGCGCTTCCAAAATCGATAAGACGAATACCACAAGTATTTGCGGTAGCAATACCATTAGCACCAGCGCCACCGAGTATCTGATCTCCTCCGATACTATTGGTAAGAAATACACGAACGGTCACTTGACCTCCACCGTTTTCACTTTCATAGTTGGAACTCACTCCCGTAATATCTCCATACTTGACGTAAGTTCCTGCGCTATCAAAACCGTAAAGAGGTTTTCCAACCATAAGATTTACAGCTCCACTTAAACCGTTCTTGATTGCTCCGGCACCAGCCGATACAGCACCAGCAGTAGGTAACGTATAAGAACCATTAGAAGGAGTTGTAGTCTGATTGTAGCCTGGGTTTCTCTCTACTAACAAATCAATATAATCAACAGCATCAGGTATAGTTGTATTAGCACCAACAACACAGAAACGTTTGCTATCCTTAGCAATTTCACTCGTCAAAACACCTCCGTCATCAGCAGTAAATCCTTGTGCCGTCCATAGTTCAAGACACTTAGAAGGCTCACATGTATCGATTTCAATACGAAGACCATCAGTTAGCATCGCTGGAAATACTTTCTGTGACAAAGCACCAAGAACACCTGAATATAAATGAAGGGACACTTCGATCGTATTTGGATCGGCAGTAGCAAGAGTTACAATTTGGTTCGAGTAACCACCATCAACAAAATCATATCTAAATGGGTTATCAAAGAGCTGTGTTTCGTGTGAGTTTCGTGCTGGTTCATTATCGTATAGGTCACTGTCCCAATCACGTGACGTGTATTCTAAACCTTCAATCAAGGCACGTTTGTTTCGAATAGAGCGATTTTCGCTATAAAGGTGAAGCTTCTGAGCCATTTCACCATAGTTCATAAGATTTTCAAGAACGGTATTTGTGTTAGCATCCATAATTCTAATATTTTCAATGAGAGAATGTAAGCCACATTTGTTCGAAAATCTTACCAAAGGTAGTCCGGCAATGTCACCTACTTTCACTTTAAAGTTAAGAGTTGTCTGTCTTGGATCTAAGAAAGATTGAAAAGCTGGGATATGAAAACGGAGAGTATCACCTGCCTTGTATGATTTCTGTTTATCTGAGGGAGCATAAGAACTCCTTGAAGGAATTGATTTAGTAACTTCTTCTGCCTGAAAGTCCATTATATAATTTACTTATATTTTTTAAAATTATTTAACTAAAATAAATAAGTTAATATGTCCTTGTCATTGACATGGAGTTATTCGGTATCGCATTGGGTAACATACCTTTTTCTTTCTGTCTAAATACAACAACCACTTCTGTGTCACCTGATAATGCGGTTTGTTCTCTGTTATCGTCATTAGTAATTAAAACATCTAATCTGTTAAGTTCTATTGTTTCTAAATTGTTGAGGTCAATCCATATTGGATATGGTGTTCTGTCATTAAAATATCTAAAATCTCCACTATCTTGAGTTGAAATTTGTCCTAAAGTATTCGAAACATATATCGTTTTCGCTACACTACTAACAACACCGTTTTGTGATATTAAAGGAAGATTACTGAGTTGTATATGGTTTGTAAAACTGGCTGTTCCTGATTGTGCTTTGTTATTACCTGTTATTTTGTTTTCATTTGGAACAAGTTCTTTTATTATATCTCTCACCGCAATTCTGTTACTATCGTCATTATAACCAAATATGTAACCTACTTCTGTTTCCGGTAAATTCACTTTAAATAATGTGTATCCTTCCATTGTTAAGAATTCTGTTTCGTTGTTAGATTTTGTGGGTATGCCTAAATAAAACATTTTATCTACAGACAAAACACCTTTTTCGGCAGTGTCTTCTGTAACGAAAGTGGTTGGAAAGCCTTTAAATTTTGTAGCAACAATCAACGATCCTGAAGTTTGTGATTGGTCTTCAGAATTTTCTGTATCTTGTCCGGGTCCTATGTTTGTTAATCCAAAATCATAGCTTAATGTTCCTAAATAATCTATATCATACCCCTTGTTATCAGAAGTAAATGGAGCATACTGTAATCCACCTCCGTTATTGTTTTCAAGCCAATATCGGTTTGTCTGTCTTATATCGAACCAACCCTTTTGTAGGCTTCTAAATGGTTCGAAATTGTCACTTCCCGCAATTGGATAATAAACCATTCCAATGTCTCCCATGTAAGATGGTATCATAAATTTCTTTGTTCCAGTATTCATGCTTGAAAGTGTTACCCATTTATCACGTGGATCATTTTTATTGGGAATAGCGGTAGCAGAGACAGCATTCATTTGTAAATCCCAGCCTCTTCGTTGTGCGCTTCCATCAGAAACAAAAGTAAATCGAACGTATTGAGCTCCTATGTTAAATGTATCATTTAAATTCCCAGCCCCTGCTAAATCGTTTGTTGAAGCTGGAAATATCCAACCTGGTGTTTTAGGATTTCCAAAAGACGTAGTCCAAGGTGCTGTTGTAACTGCGCTCGAATTGAAACCAGCAAAAGACACGTTCGTCCATGTAACACCATCAGGAGAAGACTGAATACCGAGACGGTCATACATAGCGAATGAAGAGTGCTCGAATTCAAAATCAGTAATGGTAAATGAAGCGTTTGTTCCTGATGGAGCAACGAAAATAATATCATAACTTTCATTAGGATTATAGTTTCCATCAGCCCCACTATCTCTAAAACGTGTATTAGAAGTAATATTGACACTTGTTCCAGTTGTGGTATCGTCAAGTAAAATGTCCTGAACTGGTGTTGAAGGAACACTTGGAGCGGGGGCGATAAATCCAGGTGGTTCATACGGTTCGTCTTTAGCAGGATCATAACTATCAATTTCGAATTGTGTAGAAATAGTAAATTCAATATCCATTTGGTTTTTATTAATCCATCTATAACGAAAGAATAAACCTGCGTTTTCTCTTAATGTATCATCATAAACATTAAACGAATAGTTAGCGTTACTGTCGAATGTATAAGGAACACCATCGTCAGTTGCGGTGTTAATACCTTTCGATAATTGATAAACATCAAGAGTTCGTCCTACATCGATATATCGACTGTCTATAGCACTTCTATTATCAAATAGACCAGCGTTAGGTGTTCCTGCTAATGTATCTTCTAACCCACATGGAACAAGTAATTCAGAACGGATTTTAAATCGAACATCATTGGGGTTACCGTTTTCAAATTCATCTCTTCCATATATTCCAAATAGGTAACGTGCTACTCCTCCTACAGGTTCGTCTTCTTTAGTGCTATCATTTAAATCATTACTTTTGTTATACCATTCTGTTTGTGTTTCCCAAGTATTATACAATTCAGGAGCAACACCTTGATCTTTAGCTAAATCCCTACCTAACTGTTGAATTACAGGAATAGAATTAACACCTGCGAAAAATGGTGCTAACCCACAATAGCCTCTTCTATCTGTAGAACTATCGTCATAATGAACGTCTGCTTGTGTTTTACTGGTATTAGAAAAACCTTGAATTGCGTATCCACCTGAAACGATTTCCATTCCGCCTGGTGTTACATGTCCCCCTCGATTAGATGCGACACTTGGAGTAAAGTTTCCTATAGATTTTTTTATACTCGCAGTTGAATAAATACCAGCATAATAACCCGCATTAAATTGAGGTAATGGAACATCAGTGGAAGCGTTAGACAGCCAGTTATAAAAACCTCCAGTAGTAATTCCATTAGAAGTAAAACCAGTATTATAGAAATTAGCACCAGCATCATAAATTTGTGTGGTTTTATTAGCATCTGTAGTGGGGACCCCAATAGCATAACCAGCACAAACAGTATCCCTCGGTGTGTCTAACCCTTCAGGAGAAGGGTGAATGGTAACTTTAATATCATTATAAAATTTATTATCGGTAGTAGTTGTGTAGTTAAATCCAGCGGGAACTGAAGAACCAGGATCACCAAGCCACGCACCTGATAAAAATGCTGGATTTTTACCCATACAGTTGAAGTAAAGATTATATTGATCTATAGCCAATCGTGGTGTAACCAATAGAGAACATTTTTCAGTTGTTTTGTTGAATGTCTGTCTTATTCCGTGACTTGAAACGAGTTGTTCTGCTCCATCAATATTTTCGTTTTCATATTTTAGACCAGTATAGTCTCCGTCCATACCGAATTCATTAGCAGACAAAACATAACCATTAACTTGGCTATACACACCACCAACTTGCTGTCCTTGAATATTATAAAGCATTTGAACTGGAGCATTTAAAACAACATTTTCTTCTTTTTCAGTGTTAATATAACTGGGTTGATTGTCGAAACTAAGGGTATTGCCGAGTGAATACTGGCTACTGACATAGGAAACTTGACTATCAGGTGGTAATCTAATAGGTTGAGTTAAGTAGTTTGAAAACCTCGAGGGAGTATTTGGATTATACTCACCAGGTTTATTTTGCTTGTCTTGGGACTTAAGAAAAACTAAACTCATTTTATTATATGTTGGTATGATATAATAAAATGTCTAAAATGAAAAAAGTTTTTAAGAGTAAGAAATCGCTTAATAAAGCAACTAAAAGAAAAGAAGAATTGGTTAGACCGTATAATATGAGGAGTGACATGGATAAAGATGAAACAAATGATTTCTTAGCGTTACATGAAACAAAAGTGAAACCTCCTCCTAAATTAACAAAACACGAAACGATATTTAGTTAAGACACGGCAATATTAGAATACTAATATGGCGTTTTCGATTTCGTCAATATAGATTGCGTCCTTCTTGTGTATGTTATATATATTTGTTATGTAAAATGAAGTGAAAAATATATATAGTGTCACATAGATGTGAGTAGGTGTAGAAAACGTGACAGTGTGACAGTGTGACAGACGATTTATGAAAAAAATAATTTATAATAAAAAACATAATTAGTATATATTAGTTGAGATCAGTAGGTTTGTGT